ACTCAGCGAAGTCTATGCAGTTGCTGTGAAACCACTAGGCGTGTCATGGAAAACTGCGGTGGATACCGTGTACGATTTGATGATTGAATCGGACAACGAAGCAAGGGTAAAATCACCGGGTGGAAAAATGTGGTATATAACGATGAAACTTACAACATTACCGACAAGATCGGTGACATATGCTTGGAATACCATTGCATGGAATTCACTTTTTCGTCGAATTGGTATCGATGGTTGTATTGATAACGGGGATGGTATTATTCACCAAGTAGAACCAAGCCAAGCCGTATTTTTTTCAAAAACCGTAATTAAAAACAACGTTAGATTACTTAACAAGTGGACAACTGCATCGATTAATATGGGATCTGCTAGAGGTATGTCAGCCCAGCACGCAATCGGTAAACTAGCAAAGATGTCTGAAAAAGAACTTGAAGACTATGTGAAATCTATTATACATGGCATCAAGTATGTTAAACAACCATCCGAAGAACTGCAAATGGCAGCAGTTGGTAGTAATGCTAATTCCATTCAACACATCAAAAACCCAACTGAAAAAGTTCAAAGATTGGCGATTACCAAAGTACCTTCGACTATAAAATACATCACAAATCCAAGCGAAGCCATCCAATTAGCCGCTGTTGCTAAAGCAGCAATATCAATACAGTATATTGACAATCCAACTGAAAAAGTTCAAAGATTGGCGATTAAACAAGAAGGAGATGTCATGCTTGACTACATCAAAAACCCACACCCTACGGTGGTCAAGTTAGTTCAAAAACCATAGGTTGATATATATTGATAGCCCTTTTCTACGTGCATACTAAAAGATAATTCACCAATGCGTTGATCGGTGTATCCGATATATCACGAGCACCACGGTGTGTTAGTAATGAACGCTAAATACTGACATGAACCTACTAGAATTCTTTTATTACAACGACAATTCCGATGGGATGTCTAACGATCGTCGATATGATGCGAAGCGGGATAGTTCTGTTATCAAAAAAACGGACACCCGTAAAATCAAATTGACGTTGCGCCAACTTAACCAATTGCGATTAACAACCGAAGCACACGCTGCTGAAAAACAGTCGGAAGCTAGCTTTATTGCACAGATGTACGCCAAGCCAGTAGATGCCCAATAATCCAGCATTTGTTCTAGGCAATGGACGTAGCCGGATGACAATTGACTGTTCTCTGTTAACTGAACCCGGTACCGTTTACGGGTGTAATGCGGTTTATCGAGAATTTAATCCAGACTATTTAATTGCAGTCGATACCAAAATGGTCAATGAAATAGCGTCATCTGGGTACCAAGACAAGAATCAAGTTTGGACTAACCCAAATAAAGGGATTATTGACAAGAAAAACATTCATTTCTTTAGTCCACACAAAGGCTGGAGTTCTGGACCAACTGCGCTATGGTTTGCGGCACATAATGGCCATCCTACTATATATATAATTGGATTTGACTTTCAAGGAATCGACGGAAAATTTAACAATGTGTACGCGGATTCGTTTAATTATAAGAATAGCAATGATACAGCAACGTATTACGGTAATTGGGTTAATCAAACACAGCGTATAATTGAAGAATTTAAACACGTTAAGTTTATCAGAGTGGTTGAAGATGCTGGGTTTCATCCAGAAATTTTCGCTAATTTAAAAAACTTAAATACAGTTAGTTATAACGAGTTTTGTGGCATATTTCCTACCATATCTCGAAAATAGCTGAAAAACACGCATTATGTGTGCATTATTAACGAGTGCGTTAAATATCAACACATACTAATCAACCCCCAAAGGAGCACACTGATGGTAAATTCATCCATTCTTGAAGAGATGTTAGAACACCTCGTCAATGAAAACAAAACACAAGCAGAAGACTTGTTCCACGACTTCGTAGTGGCTAAATCACGCGAAATTTATGAATCTTTATTAGAAGAAGCATTCACACCAGATGACGAATACGAAGAAGCCTTCGATTTCGGTAAATCGGATGACGAAGATGAGTTCGCATCAGATGAAGCCGATGAAGACGACGATGCGTTTGGTGAAAAAGAATTCGCCGATGATGACGAAGACGACACTGGCTCAAAAGAAGATATCTTCCAAAGTTTAGACGATATCGTTGACGAATTACAAGCTAAATTCGACGAATTAAGAGGTCTGACTGGCGGTGATGCAAATCACGAAGATGACTTCGGTGGCGATGCAACTGATGACTTAAATGACGAAGTTGATGATTCTGATGAACACGATGAATCATTCGAATTAGAAACAGTTCGTGAATACGTTGAAAAAGTCGGAACTGTAAAAGGTGGCGATAACGGCGCGAATGCAAAGTCAATCGTTGCTGGTAAAAATAACATGGGCGGCACCACAGCGAACTTGTTGAAAGGTGGCACTTCTGAAACAGGTGGCACACAAGGTGGCTTAGTTAACCCAAAATCGCAAGATTTGAAATCTGGTAACATCAATGTTCCAGGCGGTAAAGCTGGTGATGCTTTCAAAAAAGTCACTGCTCCTAAAAAAGCAGACGACGGCTCGAACACCGCAAGTTTATTTCGCAACAAACGATAGGTAGTAGACGTGAGAACTTCCTTAACTGAACATCTGAGTTTTGATCAAGCACATATCGTGCTTGAGCACACAAGTGAAGGTGACCAAAAATCGTTACATCTTAATGGTATCTGCATACAAGGCGATATCAAAAATGCAAACCAACGGGTCTACTCATCACAAGAAATCGGCAAAGCAGTTAAAACTCTTAACGAGCAAATCTCGGGTGGTTATTCGGTTTTAGGCGAAGTTGACCACCCTGCCGACTTACGAATCAACCTCGATCGGGTCAGTCACATGATCACAAAAATGTGGATGGATGGCCCAAATGGTTACGGTAAACTTAAAATTTTACCAACACCGATGGGTAAACTGATCGAAACTATGTTAGAAGCCGGTGTGAAACTTGGTGTTTCAAGTAGAGGATCTGGTGATGTGGATGATGCTGGTTATGTGCAGGGTTTTGAAATTATCACAGTCGATGTGGTAGCCCAACCTAGCGCACCCGGTGCTTACCCAACACCAGTTTATGAACACATCATGAACGCAGCCGGCGGTAATACCGCTTTGCGGATCGCGCGTGAAGTACAAGGCGATCCAAAAGCACAGAAATACATCTCAGAGAGCTTGATGCGCATCATCAAGGGCCTGAACTAAATACACACAAGATAGGAGAATCACATGCAGGATTTTGTAAAACAATTGTTTGAAAACAATGTGATTTCCGAGGATATGAAATCGGAAATTGAAAACGCTTGGGAAAGTCGTATTCAAGAAAACCGTGATCAAGTCACTTCCACTCTACGTGAAGAATTTGCTCATAAATACGAGCACGATAAATCATCATTGCTTGAAGCTGTCGAAACGATGATCTCAGATAGATTAGCATCTGAAATCGCCGACTTCGCAGAAGATCGCCAAGGACTTATCGAAGCGAAAGCAAACTATGCTAGAAAAATGAAGAATGACGCCATTGCTATGGAATCATTCGTTCTAAAAAATCTTAGCAAAGAACTTGCCGAACTTAATGAAGACCGTAGAGCAGTAGCCGACAACGTATCTAAATTGGAATCGTTTATCGTGGACGCTCTAGCGAAAGAAATCGCTGAATTTCACACCGACAAAAAAGATTTAGCCGAAACTAAAGTTCGTTTAGTTCGTGAAAGTAAAGCTAAGTTTGCAACCGTCAAAAATGATTTCATTGCCCATTCAGCAACTATCATCGAAAGCACCGTGACCAAAGGTCTACGCGCAGAAATGACACAACTGAAAGAAGATATCGAATCAGCTCGTAGAAATGACTTCGGTCGCAGAATTTTTGAAAGTTTTGCCAGTGAATACGCAGCTAGTCATCTCAACGAGAAATCTGAAACTGTTAAATTGATGCAAATCGTTAAACAGAAAGACCTCGAGTTGGCTGAAGCAGCAAAAATCGTAGTACACGCAACACAACTAGCAGAAAGTAAAGCATCCCAAGTACGCGCTCTTAAAGAATCAACCCAACGCAAAGATGTTCTTAACGAACTATTAAGTCCGTTGGTTGGCGACAAAAGATCAACGATGAGTGAACTGCTCGAATCAGTACAAACAGATAAACTGTACTCAGCTTACGACAAATACTTACCCGCAGTCCTAGATCGCGGTGTTAGAACTACACGTAAATCACTTACAGAATCTACAGAAGTCACAGGTAACAAACAGGCACCAGCTTTCATCGCAAAGACCGCCGAACTAACAGACATCCGCAGACTTGCGGGATTATCAGCTTAAGGAGAACATTTATGTCACAATTATTAGAATCACGTTGGTCAGAAACCAAAGAAGCATTATTGGAAGGCTTACAAGGTACAAAGAAAACAGTTATGGCTACTGTTCTTGAAAATACTCGCAAATCTTTAACAGAGTCTGCTACTGCAGGCGCAACATCAGCTGGTAACGTTGCTACATTAAACCGCGTTATCTTACCTGTTATTCGCCGTGTAATGCCAACTGTAATTGCAAACGAATTGATTGGCGTTCAACCAATGACTGGTCCAGTAGGCCAAATCCACACATTGCGCGTTCGTTATGCTAATTCATACACTGGCGCTGTCGGTGGTTCAACAACAGCTGGTGACGAAGCATTGTCACCATTCAAAATTGCTGAAGGTTATTCTGGTAACACAAACGGTAAAGCAGACGCAACAGCAGCCAAAGAAGCGGTAGCCGGTAACCAATTAAGCATTCAAATCTTGAAACAAACTGTTGAAGCTAAATCACGTAAATTGTCAGCTCGTTGGACGTTCGAAGCAGCACAAGATGCACAAGCTCAACAAGGTATTGATATTGAAGCTGAAATCATGGCTGCATTAGCACAAGAAATCACTGCCGAAATCGATCAAGAAATCTTGTCAAGTTTGTCAACATTGGCTGGTACTAATAACTTGATCGCTTGGAACCAAACACAGGTTTCTGGCGTTGCAACGTTTGTTGGCGATGAACACGCTTCATTGGCTGTTGCTATCAACAGAGTTGCAAACACAATCGCACAACGTACTCGTCGCGGTGCTGGTAACTGGGCTGTTGTTTCACCAACTGCTTTAACTATCTTACAATCTGCTACTACTTCAGCTTTTGCTCGTACTACAGAAGGTACTTTCGAAGCGCCAACTAATACTAAATTTGTTGGTACATTGAACAGCGCAATGAAAGTTTATGTTAACACATATGCTGCAAATGATGACGTGTTGATCGGCTATAAAGGTTCAACAGAATCAGATGCTGCCGCTTTCTTCTGCCCATACATCCCGTTGATGTCAAGCGGTGTTGTACTTGATCCAGCAACATTCGAACCAGTATGTTCATTTTTAACTCGTTATGGCTACGTGGAATTATCATCGACGAGTTCATCGCTTGGTAACGCGGCGGATTATTTAGGTAAAGTTACTGTTGCACAGGCATCTTTCTTCTAGTAATCGGAGTTCCTCCAATTATACACGCTAAAGCACCTTCGGGTGCTTTTTTGTTGACTGCCTATTGAACCATGGTTGACAACTTGTGGGAACGTAGTATACTACCAGTGATACATATTAACTTCGGAAAACAAATGACACACCTCGAACTATATACTGCACTTCGTGATATTGTAGATACAAAGGCACCATCTACCGTGGTTTCGGTGATGTCAAAGAACGCCCAACTAGTGACAGCACTGCAGCCGTACTACGGTGAAAAACAGTCTCAGAAAATAAGGTCGGTTTTGTATGGCGATGAGTACACCTGTGAAAATGGAAATACCCGGAAGTTTGTAACATTACCAACTGGTTACGTATTTTGTGGACGAGCGGGTAAATGCGAATGTGCTACGACATCGGTGTCCACCAAAATAAAAGATAGAGAAGCCAGCCTATCTGCTGGTGAAAAGACGGCCCGGGCAGCCAAACGTGTTGCAACTGTGACCAATACTAAGGTTGGTGTTATATCAGAAACCGTAGATTTATCACCGGATATCATTGACCATGCGGTGGTTGAAAGGTTCGTATTAGCGAACATGCGGCATTATCACACCCTTATATCGACTAGACCTAGAATGCACCAATGGGTGCTTGATAATAGCTTAATAAAAGCCGACCACTTTCCATCCGCCGTGTATAGTGCTGTCAATCAGACAACTAACATATGTGAGTATGGGAACACCAAACCGTATGCTAGCTGGTCTAAGGGCTTTATCGGATGTGGCACTGCCAGTATGTGTAAGTGCACCCGTAATACTATAGGACTACGTAGCTCTGCTGCGTGTAGTAAACGCACAACGGAACAAGTAAAATCAGCAAACGCAAAGCGTGAAGAAACCATGATGCGGGAATATGGGTATGCGTTTAATGCACACCGCCCGGAAGTGCAGGCTGCATTGTGTGCCCCGCGAGTAGACCAACACATTGCTGTAAAATTACAAGATATTGACTGGATGCGCGATGCCTATATAACCAACAAACGGTCATCGGTTGATATAGCAAATGAACTCGAAATTGATTACTCCACTGTACTCGAGTATTGTCGTAAGCACCTGTTTGACATACGAGCTCGGTCAAGTTATTCAAGGCATGAATTAGAAATCATAGATTACATTACCGAACTCGGCATTTCAGCGTCACAAAGTAACCGAACCGTGTTATCAAAGACCGAAATTGATGTATACGTCGAAGACTATAAATTCGGAATTGAACTGAATGGTCTGTACTGGCATTCATACAATCCAACTTCCTACCCTTCCGAAGACGCCTTCCGCAAATTCAAGACTAAACATTTGGCAAAAACTATCGAAGCCAGTGACGCTGGTGTTGAATTAATGCACATCACCGATTGGGAATGGATGAACAAGACCGACATCATTAAATCGATGATAAATTCTAAACTACACGTAACTAACCGGTTATATGCTAGAAAATGTAAAATAACTCAACTATCAACAACCGAAGCGAAAACATTTTTCAATGCAAATCATCTACAGGGGTATATCGCGTCAACCCATTACATCGGGTTACTACATAACGGCGACCTCGTGATGGCGATATCAGCCGGTCATAGCAGATTTGATCGGAATAGTGCAATCGAGTTACATCGGTTAGCCGCGACGCTTAACACAACAGTTGTTGGCGGTGGTAGTAAATTACTAGCAGAATTGAAGCGGTTGACCAATAACGCACCCATTGTATCCTATTGTGATAGAAGTAAATCAGCTGGTAATGGTTACTTAGCGATGGGTTTTAAATTCGAACGTGTAACACAGCCTGGTTATTTTTGGACTGAGGGTAACGAAGTCATATCTAGGCATAAATGCAACCACCAAAACTTACAAAAATGGTTAGTTGGATATGACCCGGCATTGACTGAGTTTGAAAATATGTACAACGCGAAATACCGATGTTATTGGGACTGTGGTAACTTCGTGTTCACACTATAAAACAAAAGCACCCGACGGGTGCTTTTGTTTGTTGCACACCAACGTATACGAATAAGCTAAATACCGTATCTATGTGATTTATGCAGTACCCACTGCGTAGGACTTAGAACGTCAACTATAAGGAGAAAACAAATGGGACGTCCGTTAAAAAGAGATATGAATGGTGTTACGGTATTCGGTACATACACAGGTGATGCTGGTATTAAATGCGAAGCCTACATCGGTGGTGTTAATCAAGCTGACGTGTATATTGTACGTCAACGTGGCGTAAGAACATACCTAGTACATGACACTAGTGCTGGTACTGAGGTAACTGCTCGATTAGTTGCAAGTGCACCAGCGACTGCTGGTGAGATGCGTCTTACTGGCTATGTTGATGGCGCGGATACTCCAGTTTATTTGAGAAAGTTAACAAAAAAATCTGCGATTGATTTCAACAACAACAAGTATCGTTGGGTGTTGTCTAACTATCAAGATTCGACGGCGGATCAGATTAATCTAACTCCGTTCGCATAGGAGTAGCAAATGGGACAAGTAATAGAAGTCAATGGTGACTATACAATTAAAGCCAGCCGAGCTGGTGGTGCACACGTTATCGTTGACGCCGGATTGTTATATACTACTGGGGACTTAACCGTTGACGGTGATTTACGGGTTCAGACAATTAACGGTTTACCCCCTGGTACTAGCAGTTCGACTAGCGGGGCCGTGTTTGGCGGCCCGATACTTGTCTTAAATAAGGGCGAGATTGGCCCTGGCATTACTGCAAACCCGGTTGGTATTCGTCGGTCTGGAATTGAAGTCGACCGCGGGGCTGACCCACGGGCGTCGTTTATGTTTGACGAGGTGATTAGTGCGTGGGCAATTAGTTCACGTGCATTACCCGGTAATGTGTTGAGTTACTCGGATAGTAAGTTGCAATTACGCACCATACAAACTGACCCAGATACGGATGGCGGTAATCTAGGATTTACGGTTGAGGGTACTATTAGTATTGCCAGCTCCGGAGATTATACACCGTTGGTCATTGACGACCTTAAAATCTTACCTATTTCGATTTATAGTATATCACGGGTCGGTGGCACGGTGACTGTTGTCACGTCGGCCGCTCATGGTATAAGTAATGGCGATAATATCGCGCTGTATTGCTCCACGTTTCCGCTATTCACCGATATGTCTATCGGAACAGTTTCGTACCTAACTAGCGTATCATTCACGTACCAAGCAACTGGTGCCGATTTTGCGGTAACTACTGCGGCTGGGTATGTGTTACGGAACTCTGTAATTGCGCCGAAAATCATACCAAGTATTGGTGCCGTGCAATTATACTCGCGTAGTTTAGTTAATGCGGCTATTAATAAATTCACAACAAATCATATAGAAGATCAAGACAGTAGTATTATAATTACAGATGCGACCACGATTGGTAGTGGGGCGAGTAGCATTAAGTTCACCGTTAATGGTGGTGAAAAAGTACGAATTGATGCAAATGGTAGATTGGGTATTGGTTTAGATAATCCGGAGTATCCACTCGACGTGATCGCAACCGAAGTTCGTATTCAGGGTGGCGTCGCCGACGTAAAAGCGTATATTGGACCACAGTCTAGCATTGGCTATTTGTACGGGTCTCTTACTGAAATTGGGTTGAAAAGTGACACAACAGGTGCTTCTGTATTATTGTCAAAGAGTTCTTCTTCCCAATATTTGAAATTAAATGCGGGTACCGGGAATAGTACGTTGGAAATGTGGACTACCGGTGTTAAACGGTCGGCGGTCGACCAGACCGGTAGATTCTTTATCAATAACGCCACCGGAGTTTCACAGTTGAACGTTAGTTCTTCTTTCGACCAAGTAAGTACCGGGCACGCTGAGTTAGTGACGCTAACCAGCACGGTGTCGGGGGCACTCTTACCAAGTAAACATATTAGAATAAGCTCCACTGGTGAATTTGAATTAACAAACAACGCGAATGCAACTGCTATATTAAAGATAGCAGATAACGGGCTCACCACATTAACTGGCGCGTTGGTTGTTGTTGATTCGATTACAACGCCTAGCACCACCTTTAATTTATTAAATGCAACAGCAACCACCGTGAATTTCGCGGGTGCTGCGACCGCCGTCAATATCGGATCAACATTACCCGGTACAACTACAGTTCACCACGATTTAGTAGTAACCGGTAATATCACATTCGGTTCAGGTGCAACTCAGATGAGTGCGACCGTGATCACCGTTGATGACACCTTAATATATCTAGCAGATAACAATACCGCAGATATACTAGACATCGGGTTTTTTGGATCGTATATCGCCGGGTCGCACAACCACACCGGGATGGTTCGCGACGCAAATGATAAAGTTTGGAAATTCTTTAGTGGGGTTTCATCGGAACCGACCGGTAATGTAATGGATTTTACCAATGCGGTGTATGATGATATTAAAATTGGCAGACTATTCGCAGCATCGGCCGCTGTTACTGGTGATGTGTCAGCGGCCACCGGAACATTCAGTGGTTCGGTGTCTGGTACTACAGGAACATTCAGTAGTGCGGTGTCTGGTACTACAGGAACATTCAGTAGTTCGGTGTCTGGTACTTCAGGAACATTCAGTAGTTCGGTGTCTGGTACTTCAGGAACATTCAGCGGTGCGGTGTCTGGTACTTCAGGAACATTCAGCGGTGCGGTATCTGGTACCACTGGTACGTTCACTGGTGCGGTGTCTGGTACTACAGGAACATTCACCGGTGCTTTATCATCATCGGTTGGCGTGTCTGGTACTACAGGAACATTCACTAGTGCGGTGTCCGGTACGACAGGGACATTCACCGGTGCTTTATCATCATCGGTTGGCGTGTCTGGTACCACTGGTACGTTCACTGGTGCGGTGTCTGGTACTACCGGAACATTCACCGGTGCGTTAACCGCGGCAGGCGTGTCTGGTACTACAGGAACATTCACCAGTGCTTTAACCGCGGCAGGCGCGACCTTTACCGGTGATGTAGTTGGTATTACGCCTGCAATGGTCGGCGTTTACACAAAGGCAGAAACCAACGCAGCGGCTACTACTGCCGCGAACGCCGCCGCTGCTGTTATATTGACTGGGATTACTGATGGCTCGGTGTCGGTTACCATCAATAGTAATATCGACCTGGCAAATGCAACTGGTATATTACCAGTCGCCAGTGGTGGTACTGGTGTGGCCATCAAAACTGGAACTGGTTCTGTTGTGTTATCAACCTCACCAACACTAATCACACCGACGTTGGGTAGCGCAACCGCAACGACAATCAATAAAGTTGCAATCACAATACCGACGAATAACGCGACACTAACCATAGCGAACGGGTCATCGTTAATCACAGCCGGCGCATTTGGTTTGACATTGACCTCTACCGCTGCGACCAATGCAACCTTTCCAGCTGGGCTAGTCAATGTCGGGTATATCGATTTACCGCAAGTAATACAAGCCGCAACCGCCACAACAACACTCGATGACGTGGGTAAGCATTGGTTCCATACTGGTACATCTGACGTTGTATACACAATCGATAACACAGTAGAGTTCCCAATTGGTAGTGTGTTGACTTTCATCAACGACAGCGAAGCTGGTATTGTTACCATAGCACTAACCGGTGGTACTATGATCCAGGCTGGTGTTGGGGTTGTTGCTACCGGTTCCGTTGCGTTGGCAGCCAGCGGGATAGCAACCACAATCAAAACCGATGCTAGTAAATGGTTGATTAATGGCGTTGGTCTGGGTACTGGAACAACGCCAGCTGCGCCAGTCACCCCGGCGAGTGCTCCGTTATCGTATGTTGATAACGTGGGAACTACTACCAGTAATACAAGCACCGCTTCAACTACCGATGATAACACACCGGGTATTAACATTGGTGATGTAACTGACACGCCTAAATTATACGCAAACACCGTGTATGTACCGGCAACATATGCAAGTGGTGTATTAACGCCGGACAGCGCAATGGCTGACAACACATATGCATTTACCTACACCTTATCGAATGCAGGTGGAGAAAGCGGGAAAAGTCCTGAGATTAATATTACAATTGATACTGCAATAGCACCACCCTCGACATCATTCGACGTCGTTGGTTATGGTACTGATACTAAAGGTTATTGGCTCGGCACCGCAGGTGACGGAACTAGTAAATTAATAGTTGCACCGATATCAACCGAGGTTACGCGTGCATGGGGTTCTTATGGTACAGTGCGTGGAACCACAAATACATCGGATGGTATTACGAATACAACGACCTTATTTAAGTTAGGTTCAGCTGCACACCCGGCCGCGTATTATGCCCGGGCATTAACCACTGGTGGGTATTCTAACTGGTATCTTCCAGCGAAAGACGAATTGATGACGTGCTGGTCTAATAAACTAGCAACACCATTCGCAACAGCAAATGCGTTCGTTGGTAGCATCTACCGGTCTTCCACTGAGGAAAATGGCACCAACGCCTGGCTTCAGAACTTCGATAATGGGGCTCAGTACACCGACGTCAAGAGCTTCAATACCTACGTTAGAGCGTCCCGGAGATACGACCCATTGGCTGCAACGACTGCGATCGGTGGTGGATCTGATATCTCTGGTTATTGGCTCGGCACCGCAGGTGACGGGACTAGTAAATTAATAGTTGCTCCGCAATCAACCGAGGTCATTCGTGCTTGGGGTTCCGAAGGAACCGCGCGTGGAACCACTAGCACAACTAATGGTATTGCGAATACAACGACATTATTTAATTTAGGTTCAGCGGCACACCCGGCCGCGTATTATTGCCGGGCATTATCCACTGGTGGGTATTCTAACTGGTATCTTCCAGCAAAAAACGAATTGAATACATGCTGGACTAATCACCTAGCAACTCCATTCGCAACTGCAAATGCGTTCGGTGAGACCAGCTACTGGGCCTCTACTGAGTTCAATGGCAAGTACGCCTGGGCACAGCACTTCATTAATGGGGGTCTGGGCTACAACACCAAGAGTGGTGGTGGTACCACCGACTACATTAGAGCAGTCCGGAGAACAACCCTTTAATTTTTGCTTTTCACTCATACCGAAAAGCCGACCGGTGGACCGGTCGGCTTTTCGTTTCTGCGGTATGCACAACCTATCATGGTGGAGACACCCAGCGGTAAACTGGTTAGTTTGTTGCCACCGTCTTTTGTTGTGACTGAACCAATACACCCCTAAATAGTAGAATATGACTACAGTCATACACTGAGTTAGCGGAGTGCGTTAGCTCTACATTTAACGATAATAGGAACACATAATGAGTAACAATTTTAAAGTAAAACATGGGCTGGAAGTAGCGGCTGGCGTTACTATCACGACTGGTGGTATCAATGTAACTGGCGCTGCAGCATTGGATTCATTGACGTTGGTAACACCATTACCGGCTATTCACGGTGGTACTGGTGTTACCACCTCGACTGGTACTGGATCGCTTGTACTAAACACGTCGCCTACATTCACCGGAACAGTTGCTGGTATCACGGCAACTATGGTTGGTTTGGGTAACGTTGCTAATACAACTGACTTGTTAAAACCAATCTCAACTGCTACTCAAACAGCACTGGATTTGAAAGCTACACAATCAACTACTTACACAAAAGTAGAAAGCGACGCGGCTATTCAAACAGTCGTTGATGCTGCACCTGCTGCATTAACTACATTACAAGATCTCGCAGCTCTATTGGCAAGCGACGAATCTGCCGCTGGTGCGTTGACTACCGCTATATCATTGAAAGCTCCGATTGCATCACCAACATTCACTGGTACAGTTGCTGGTATCACTGCATCGATGGTTGGCTTAGGTAACGTTGCTAATACAACTGACGCGTTAAAACCAATTTCAACTGCTACACAAACAGCATTGAATTTGAAAGCTCCGATTGCATCACCAACATTCACTGGTACAGTTGCTGGTATCACTGCATCGATGGTTGGCTTAGGTAACGTTGCTAATACAACTGACGCGTTAAAACCAATTTCAACTGCTACACAAACAGCATTGAATTTGAAAGCTCCGGTTGCATCACCAGCATTCACAGGTACCGTTACTGGTATCACCTCGGCTATGGTTGGCTTAGGTAACGTTTCTAATACAACTGACTTGTTAAAACCAATTTCAACTGCTACACAAACCGCATTGAATTTGAAAGCTCCGGTTGCATCACCAGCATTCACAGGTACCGTTACTGGTATCACCTCGGCTATGGTTGGCTTAGGTAACGTTTCTAATACAACTGACTTGTTAAAACCAATTTCAACTG